AAATCGATCCCTGATCTCTGCTTTTTCACCATCGGTGAGGTGCCTGCCATCCTTCGTATTGAATGTAGTCACTACATTCGGACCATCTAAGTTGTTGAAAAGTATAGAATTTGCCCTGGACAGGTACTCCTTTATATAGCCAAGTACCATGGTGGCATCCTGGATCTGGGCCCGAAGGAGCCCGAGATGCACCTCGGCATCTCGAATCTCCTTCTCAGCCAGTTCACGCCTATGCTTTAGCAGCTCCAGGCGATCATCTTCAGACATCATTGGATTATTTCTACATCATTGGCCTGTAGAACAGCAGTGGGGATAGCGGCCAAAGCGGCTTTTACTCTATTCCCCATTGCCAGATTGATGGCACTCTGTTGGTTCTGTGAGCAGTTAGCAGCAGTTCCCAGCGGGCCCTGTTGGGGTGGGACCTTGCCAGCCTTACAGTCTGCCAGAGCTTGATCTCCATCTGATTGGTGGGGTAGCGCCAGAAGCACATTTACATAGGCCCCACCAAACGCAACAGGGCTGGGTGTTTGCATGGCGCCAGACATATCCGTCATGACATTAATCGCAGCCGTAAGCGGTACTTGCTTAACCACCCCGGTGGAGACAGGGATAAACAGGGTGGCCTGACCCAGTGCCATAACACCGTATAGTAGGGCCAGGGTGATATAAGAAATCAGGATCACACGACTCTTCATACTCAGTTTCACACTCATTTTACCTCCTAAAAGTCAAAGGCCCCGGCTTAGGACCGGGGCCATTCCCTTAATGTGTAGTTTTGGCGAAATTGGAGTAATTGTCTATCGCATAGAGAAGGCTCCTTTCTGAGATTTTGTCATTGTAGTGACTACATTGTTGTATCATAAGTTGTTGAAAATACAATGTAAAAAGATTTTACAACTGAGATGGACCTGACCTGTCCAAACGCTCCGGTACCCTATCCTTACCCCGAGCAGGCAGCCGAGTGCTAGGAGGCTGACGGGGGAGCGAGGGGAATACGTTTATAGCGCCCCGGTAGCTCAGTTGGTCAGAGCAGCCGATTTCTAATCGGTTGGTCAAGGGTTCGAGTCCCTTCCGGGGTTCTCAGACGGCATTGAAGGCCACAGTCACACGCGGATTGTGGCCTATGTATTTTGGGACAAAATGGTTCAAATTGCCGGGGAATACCACAATTTGACCAGCCTTCAAATTGAGACTGCCGATATTCTCAATATAGATCTCCCCACCAGTTAGGTAGTAGACACCCGCAATAGTTATCCTGTTCTTGCTCTCGTGGTTGTGCTCACCGATGCTGCCGCCATGCTGCAGCACATTAGCCCAGGCCTCAACTATTGTCAGACCCATGACATCCCTAACGAATTTGCAGAGTCTATAGCTCCCATAGGTATCCACGATAATCTTTGGACTGCTCCAGGCTGGGCCCCTCATGGTGTCCAAGGCAGAGTCGGGGTATTCCTCAGATAATCGCTGAATTTCAGCCATTATGGCTGGCCGATCCCCAACATGGTGGATGTAGTGTTCGATCTTAAGCATTTTGGGCCTCCTTTATAGCAGCCTGCAGCTCTGGCATTGACACAATAGACAGAATCTCCTTTGCATAGTTGGGATCTGTTGCGTATATTGGGGCAACGCCTTGGACGAGGGCGGCGAAATTCAAGTCAATCAAGTACTTCTGGGTAAATGGTCGGTAATCTCCAAGATGGAAAAGACCGGCTCTCTTCATGAAGCAGTACGCTAGGGAGGGGAAGGTTGCGAACCAGTCTTGGCAGATGTAGCGCTGTCTTCCTGCTGTGACGGTCGCGTCTTCAAGATCAGCAGTCCGACCCTCCTTAGCGGTTAACCACTTCCCTTTTTCCTCTAGAGTGAAATACTCACGGGTGCGGAGCAGCTGTCTGCCCAGGCAGCCAGGGTATTCTTTGATGCCAAAGCAGTTGTTACCTGGGGCATGAGAGCCCCAGCCGGATTCTAAGGCCCACTGGGCCAGGATTAGTTCCATGGGTATTTTGGTCTGCAGCCAACACTGCCTAGCTGCTCCTGCTGCAGCTCGTAAGTTGTTGAGCTGAGGTATGGTTAGCATCATTTACTCCTTTTGGCTTGATTCCAGGAATGTAGTGACTACATTATGTACCATGGCCAAGACACAGAAAACCAATGAAAACTTCAGGAAGTACAACACAGCGGATAATAAGAAGCGCCGAGCCCTGCTAGCTCAAGCCAAAGCTGTGCAGGTTATCGAGCGGCGGTATCAAGTTGTTGAGCTGAAGCGAGATGGTTATACCCATAAGGAGATAGCGGACAGGCTGGGTATAAGCATTAAGCTGGTCTCTGAGGATCTTAACTTCGTACTGAATGAGACCATCGAGGAATACAAGCTCACGACTGAGCAAGAGCGGTTGCTCCAGAATCAACGGCTGGACCAGCTGTTAAAGACCTTCACACCCCTGGCTACAGAGCCCCGTACGGTAGTGGTTGTTGACCGTCAGACCAGAGAGCAGCGTGTGGTGGAGGTGCCGCCTGATGCTGAATATGCAAGGCTGATCTTGAGCATCGAGGATCGGCGCTCTCGCCTGAACGGCTTAGATGCTCCAACAAAGATCGAGGCCGATGTGACCGCCATCCGCCGATATGAAGGCATAGACCTGAGCAAGGTATAAGCATGCCCCCTCTGAATCCTAAGCTCATGAAGGCCATGGGCAAAGTCTACGTTTATGAGCCACATGGAGCTGCCCGTGATCTCTTCCACCATCAGGATGACGAGGTACTGCTGGCCGGTCCCAAGGGTACAGGTAAATCCCTAGGCTGCATCCACAAAGCACATCTGATGCTGTCCAAGCACAAAGGCAGCAAAGGCCTGATGTGCCGCAAGACTCGTCAGAGCATGACGGACAGCTGCATTGATATGTACAAGCGCTTTGTCCTCAAGCCTGAGGATAAAGTCCAGCAGCATAAGCAAGAGCAGCACTTCATGTACCCCAACACCAGCATGCTGGCCTATGCTGGCCTGGATGAGCCTCAGAAGCTGCAGTCTTCCGAGTGGGACTTCATCTATGTCCAGGAAGCTACCGAGCTGACAGAGAATGATTGGGAAATGCTGACTGGCTTGCTGCGGCACGGTGTCATCCCTTACCAACAGCTCATGGCCGATTGTAACCCATCATTCCCTAACCATTGGCTCAAGAAGAGGTGCGATAATGGTAAAACCGTTATGTTGTTGTCCAAGCACCAGGACAACCCTAAATACTGGGATATTAAGAAGAACAGGCCAACGCTCCTCGGACAGAAGTACTTCGGAAAGCTCGCCAACCTTACCGGACATCGACTTGCCCGTCTCTATAAAGGCCAGTGGGCAGCGGCTGAGGGACTCGTTTATGAATCCTACGATCCCAATATTCACCTTATTAATAGAGCGGACCTACCAAAGAATCATCGCGAATGGCGGCATGTCTGGGGTATCGACTTCGGATACGTTCATCCAACCTCAATCAGTGACTACATCATCAATCCAAAGACTAATCAGATCATCCGTAATGCCCAGTTCTACCATACGGAGACTCTGACTGAAGATGCTGCCCGCTTCATGAAGGAGCAGGCCCGAGGCCTGTATGTTCCATCAGCCATCCTGGCCGATCATGACGCAGAAGACCGCAAGACCTTTGAGCGCCACAGTGGCTTCCTGACGCTACCCGCCTATAAGGCTATCCAGCGTGGTGTGGAAGCTGTCCAGGCCCGACTCAAGAAGGACTGGTGTCCTGAGGGCCCCGGCATCTTATTTGTCCGTGATTCCCTCTATAAGGTAGACCAATCCCTCAAGGAAGCAGGCCTCCCGACCTGCACCGAGGAGGAGATGGAGTGTTATGTTTGGCCCGAGAAGGAAAAGATGAGGGAGCATAACACTAAGAAAGATGAGCTTCCGGTTGACAAGGACAACCACGGATTGGATGAACTCCGCTATGTTGTGGCCTTTGAAGACTCCATAGCTGATGATCCTCAAGAATTTGAGGATATCTTCGAGCTGGGTGAAGATGAAATTATCAGCAGGTACTGATTTTTCTTGCATTTAGAATGGCACCTGTGTTCTAAGAATGTAGTCACTACATTACAGGAGGGCAATGGATGCCTATACCCGGATGTAAGGTCAGAGGTTTACTCCTTCTCCTTCTTTGCGCTTTCCTTATTAGCACCGGAGCCTATTTGTACGCCCAGGATCAGATCAAGAGTCGTAATATCGAGATCGAACACCGGGTTACAGCCTTGGAAGTTGAGGTGATGGGTATTGTGGACGATATCAAGTCTATTAAGACCATCGGTGGGGCAGCCCTGATAGGGATTGTTGGCCTATTAGGGGAGAGAGGTGCCAATCTGTTCTTCAGAAAAGGAGAATAAGTATGAATTGGAAAGCATTAGGGCTGGCTGTAGGCCATGCAGCACTGGGGGCGGCAGTCCCGTCAGTGCTGTCTATAGCTGTACCTGCCTTGGGTCAGTATCTGGCTGCCCACATTGATCCTGTGACTGGAGCAATCATAGGCTCAACATTGACTTCGCTCTTCTCAGCTTTCAGCAATCCACCGAACAAACAATAGCAATGTAGTCACTACATTGCGGAAAGGAGGAGATAATGGCCAAATACGAACGAACGAGACTCACTGCCGGTGATCGAATCAGAGTTAACCAGGACGGTGTTATTTCTGAGTTCAAGATCAAGGAAGTAGGCAAGAACACAGAGGTTCTTGCTATGCCTTTTGGTGCCCAGCCAACCGAGGCCGCAAAGCCACGGAAACGTAAGGGACAAGCCGAGGCTACGGAGGCTGCAAAGGCCGAGGACTTGATTGTAAAGCATGCTTCCCGAGCTGAGGAAGGCGAGCCTAGCTGGCATGCCTTCAATCCGAAAGAGAACCTTTCGATTCACGGGGACGTGTTCCACATCGAACACATTACGGTGTAACCATGAAACTCCTAGACAAAATTCAAGATCGACTCACTGGCCTTCGGATGGGAGGCGACGCTATCACGCTGAAGCTTGAGCAGAATGCTCGTGCAGTTGAGGATGCGCTCCTTATAGCCGAGCGGGCCCAGGAAGAGGCCGAAATAGCACAGCTGGTGAAAGAATCCCTAGTCGATCTTGAACTAGGAGTTGAGGATATTGGCTGGCGAGAGATGACCCAGGGAGGTATCTGGAACTTCTCTCTTAATGGACTCCGCAAGATGATGACCCTGGCCAGACTGATGTATCTGGCCAATCCTCTTATTAAGCGGGCGGTTACTGTTCAAGAGCTGTATGTATGGGGCGCGGGCTGCAAGATTGAGTCTGATGCTAACAGCCCAGAGGTGGCAGAAGTCCTGAGTGACTTCTTTGATAGCGAGGATAATGCCAAAGTCATAGGCCCAGCGTGGGTAGAGCGTGAGCGAGAGCAACGCATTGATGGCAATACCTTCTTTGCTCTGTTTGTCAATCGAGTCACAGGGGCTGTGCGGGTCCGGGTCATCCCACCGGAGCACATTATCGATATCATCCATAATCCAGAGGACTCCAAGGAGCCCTGGTTTTATCGTAAGGCCATCCACAAGGATGCAACTCAGTCCCTACTCGGGACTGGCTTAATCAGAGATGCTGGCCAGACTGGTGAGGTTGTATTCCCCGATATCAATTACAACCCTGTCTTTAAGACTCCCACAGTTGGCCAAGCAAAGGTACAGTGGGATGTTCGCATCATTCATGTCAAGACTGGTGGCCTATCGGTCATGAAGTTCGGTATGCCAGAGCTGTTCTCCGCTCTGGCCTGGGCCACAGCCTACAAGAAGATCCTGGAGAACTTTGCCACTATCCTGGCTGCATATGCCAGGGTGGCTATGAAGATCAGTCGCCAAGCAGGCAAGAAAGGTGTGGCCGCATCGAAGTCAAAGATGCAGACGGCAGTAGATGGGACATCTAATGCAGTTGACAATAATCCTCCGACCAACATTGCTAGTGTCTTCCTGTCTTCTGGCGGCGTTGACATTAGTGC